TGGTGTTGTACCAATAAATACACTTGTATATCAACGTAATGAAAATGGTGATAAAATATCACAAGCGGTTGGAATTACAGCAAATTATAGCTGGACAGGTGGCGAATTTTTAAATATAGGAACACAAATAACAATAACAATAGCAAACACAAAAGATCCTAGAACAGGTGATGAAGATTACCCAGGTCAAAATGATATATTTGAACAAGCGCAAGAAACACGTCGTACATTAGCAACCGCATTTGATGCAAGCGGAATATTTAAACTGGGCTCTGCTATATTTAAGGTTATAAGTATTAATGCTGGCTCACCAGATGAACAAGATATGCTTATAACTTTAAAATGTATTGAAAGCGGATTTGCTACTTATTCAGGATATAATAATATTATACCACCAGCCTCAACTAAGGGTAATGCAAATCAAGTAAGAACTGAGACTAGCTATGTAAATGCTGTAAAAATATTAGAAAGATTAGCATCAGAAGATGATAGACAGGCAAAAAAGTTGACAGGATTTGACGATAGAGGTGATAACAATTTTCCTATTTTTGAATATTTAGATTATTCGTATGAAAATTTAGTAGAAGGGAACCATCCAAAAGGTGACTGGCAGCTTGCACACGAAATAATAAATAATGTATCAAGATTATCAGGATCTGGAGTATATAAACAAATATTTTATACAGGATCCGATCCTGATTCAGGCGTAGAATTTAGTTATTTTTCAGGATATTATGTTAAACAAAGAGATATAACGCAAGAAGAAAAAAATGCTTATTTTATTTATAAAAAAGCAGAAACATCTATAACAGGCCCTGGATCATTATTTTTTACTAAAGCATTAGCACGATCAGAATCTGCTTCATATCGCACTATACAAGAATGTAATATTGTAGATTTTGCTATTAAATCTCGTATTTATAAACGTATATCAGGAAGGCAACAATTTTATGGCAGAGATAACCGTAAAGGCTATCCTATTAGTGATAACGGTATAAAACATCGTGTTGCAATGTTTTTATTTAAATATCGACTAGCTGGAGTGTCTTCTTTTACAATAGCTCCGGTAATTATTGCAATAAGTCGTGCTGCTGATATTGATAATTTTAACTATATTAAATTTTCTACTCAATTGCCACAAGCACAGTACTGGGAATTTAAATTAGAATCTATTGCAGAAACATTTGCTGAAATCAAAAAACATAGAGAACTACGCCAAGATGATGGTTCTACCAATTTTTTATATTTAGAAAATTCATCAGATGGCGTCACAATTACTTTGCCAAATGTAGGTACGTTACAATCAACAGGACGTATATTAAATAGTACCCTAGGATTTCCTCCACTAAATGAAACGCCTAGTGGGTTATCAGAATGGGATTTATTTAACCTTGACGCTGATAGTCAATGCCAATTTTCGTTTGAAGCTGGACCTGAATTTACGTTAACTTGTGTTAGCGAACAACAAATACAGCCATTTAGCAATTTTCCTAATCTTTATAAAAATTGCAGCATGGTCGGTCTTAATTTATATTCTGGTCGCAATCTACAAGACTTACGTAGCTTTACTGCACATGTAACCAAAGGCCGCATTTCTATGTTATTAGACGCTGGCGGTTTGGGCTGCGCTTGCCATGCACCTGATATTTTTCTTGATACCATAATTGATGCAGAAGATGGTATTGGTAAGTATGCAAAAATTGAAGGCGTAGACCAAGATCAGCTAACTAAAACAAAACGTTTCTGTCGGGTAAACAAATTATTTATGGATGGTATTATTGCTGATACAACCAATTGGCGACAGTTTTGGGTTGATGCTGCACCTTTTAGCTTACTAGAATTTGCTCGTATCGGTGGTAGAGAAACTTTAATTCCTGCCGTACCATACGATGCAAACACTGGTGCGATGAATAGGCAAGTCAATATATCAGCACTGTTTAATCAAGGCAATATAATACAAGATAGCTATAAAGAAGAACATCTTGACTATGGATCAAGTGTTCAAGATTTAATTGCTACAATCGTGTACCGTGGAGCAGATGTAGATGGTACATTTTCGGCTAACCGTGCAGTAGAAGTAAAGTTAAGAAATGCGGTAGAAGCTGATGCGGTACGTGAAACCTTTTATGTTTCGCAATTTGTTTCTACTCAACAGCAAGCTATTCTATATGGCAAATTCTTATGCAATATAAGACGACACATCAAAGTAGGCATTGAATTTAAGACATTTCCTACAATGGACCCAATTAGCCCAGGTGCTTTTATATATGCTGATATTGGTCAAAATAGCTGGGATGGTATTCGTACAGGGATTGTTGGACCTGGTGGCGCGTTAAACATTCCATTGGATAATGCATTACCAAATGCTGCTTATGAATTTTTACTATATCAAAGTGGCAAAGCAGTAATTTCTCGAACTGCTACTACAAATAATAATATTGCCGTCGGATTAGCAGATTTAGATGGATATTTATTTGTGCTTGGTCAAAAAACCACTACCAGACGTGTATTTCGAGTAACAGAAGTAGATATGGATGAAGAAGGCGAAATTACTGTACGGGGCACAAACTATCCATGCACAAGTGATGGGTTATCTGAAATTGCAAATTTTGAGGATGCTATTTTTACAGTGACCGGTGCGCTAGACTAAAAAGGAATCACGGTTATGGTATGGCTTTTTTTACTGGACGCACAGGTGCATTATTTCTTATATCAGCAGGAAGTGGCCAATATAATGCTGTTAGCTCTGAACAAGCACTTAAATTGCGTGATTGGTCACTTGAAACATCTTTAGAATTATTAGAAACAACGACTATAGATACAGCGGTAAAAAGCTATACGCCTGGATTATCTAGCGCAACTGGTAGTGCCACGGTTTTATATTATAGACGCGAAGGCACAACTAGCACTGAGCCCGGAGTTCAATTTGATTCATTTTTGAATAAAATAATGAAAACCACTACTGCTGGTGTAATAGAAGCAGATCGCGTTGGGATGGTTTTACGAGCTGGCACTACTGCATCAGGAGCTGATATAAAAGATGACATTGCATTTAATGCTTACATAACTAGCGCTTCAATTCAAGTATCAACAGGCGAATTATCATCTATATCAATTAATTTTACAGTAGATGGGCCATTCCGTGAACTTGTTAACGCATGACATTTTTTTTAGGTCATTATGGCAAAATTAGTTTGCGGCGTAAGGCAGCAGTCACTTTTAATACAAAAGTAATACCGGCTGATATTAATACTACCTTAAATCGGTTTGGATTTGATGGATCAGTTGAAAATTTATTAACAGGTGATCAAATTGTAATTACAACAACCGATGATCGCGGCCTTGACTTTTTACCAACTACAACATGGCCTCAAGGCGGAGGCGCCACACTAAACATGGTTGTAGCATATTGTAATGTTAACGCACTTGGCGGTTTAAGGCTATTTAATACTTTTAGCGCTTCAATAAATAATGACCGCGCACAAGAATATCCAGTTGAAGCGTTTGCTGGTGATGCCATTGAAATTTCTGTACAAGTTTATGGATCAGTAGAACGCATTTTAGGAGATGTGACAGGTTATAGATTTAATACTGATAGAGATGCTATGGATATAACTACTATGTCTGATAGATTTAAGCGTATGTATAGCGCGGGATTAATTAATGGTTCGGGTAGTATTGATTGCTTATTTAATACTACAAATAGTGGCCTAGTTGAAAATTCCCTATTAATGCTTCAATTAATTACACGAACTGATATTGGTAGCGAATTTAATAGTTATTTACAACTCACCGATGATTCAATTTATCCAGACACGAGAAATGTATATTATGAATTTTCTGCAATGGTTACCCGTACAGGCATTGAAGTACAATCTGATCAAGCTATAATGTGCGCCATAGATTTTGTAACCACCGGTGAAATTAAATTGCTGCTTGGTCAACCAGGGGGGTATATACTTAAAGAAGATACCGATAGACTGCGACAACAGCAAAGCCTAGACTTCCTATTAACGGAAGTGACCGACTAAACTATAGGAAACACTCACTAAAACATGGCTGACCAAAGGATAACAGAACTAACGCAGCTTTCTGAAGCATCTGTTGCTGCTATTGATGTATTGCCTATTGTTGATATAAGCGCTAGCGAAACCAAAAAGGTAACAGCCAAGGATTTATTCGAAGCTGGTGCTACGTTAGCCGATAATGCCAGCATTAATTTAATAAAATTAAACCAGTCAAGTGCGACTAAGATTGGTACCACAGCATTGGATGATGGCGCGATCACTGCGCCAAAATTAGCAAATAATTCTAGTATTGTTTATGGTTCAGTTGAACCGGCATCTAATAATTTTACTGGTCGTGGATTTGCTAATAGTACAGATAAAAATCTAAAGATATATGACGGAGCGGCATATCAACAAATTATTTTACCCGCTGCTGGTATTGCTGCTGATGCAGTCACCACTGCAAAAATAGTCGATAGTAATGTTACTACTGCTAAGATTGCTGATAATGCAGTTACAACTGTAAAGATAGCCGATAGTAATGTTACTACGGCTAAGATTGCTGCTGATGCAGTCACCACTGCAAAAATACTTGACGGTAATATTACTACTGCAAAATTAACGAATAATGCAGTCACCACTGCAAAAATACTTGATGATAATGTTACTTATGCTAAAATCCAACAAGTAACTGCAACAGATAAATTATTAGGTCGTAGTTCTGCTGGTGCAGGAATTATTGAAGAAATACCATTAACTGCTGCTGGACGTGCATTACTTGATGATGCAGATGCTTCTGCACAACGTACTACGTTAGGTCTTGGTTCTTTAGCAACACAATCTGGTACATTCTCTGGTACGCATTCTGGCACCAGTAGCGGCACTAACACAGGAGATCAAACTATTGTATTAACGGGTGATATAACGGGTAGTGGCACTGGATCATTTGCTACAACAATAGCCGATAATGCAGTCACCACTGCAAAAATACTTGATGATAATGTTACCACGGCAAAAATTAATGCAGCCGCTATTACAGGTGCTAAATTAGCTGCTAGTTCTAGTACAGTAGTAAGTGGTAATGCACCAACAGGTAATGGAGAATTCACTGGTCAACAATGGATTAATACTAATACTCGATTTGCTTATGTTTGGACTGGTGCTCAATGGTTACAACAATCCGGCGTACAAAGTTTTGTATTTAGTGATTCTACCCCATTAACTTTTAGCTCCACTGTTAATGCTGCTGGAGTAGCAACAATAACAAGTGGACTGAATGTGCAAAATGCAGCGACAATATTTAGTGGGCCGACTGCTGGCAGTGCAGCTACGCCTACATTTAGAACTTTAGTTGGCACTGATTTACCTATTGCGACAGAAAGCGTAAATGGTGCGATACAACCCGGTACTGGCCTTAGTGTTACTGGTGCTGGTGTATTAAATCATACAAATACTGCAACCGCAGGAACATATACCAAAGTAACTGTAGATGCACAAGGACATATAAGCACTGGTACAACACTAAATGCTAATGACATACCAAATCTTGATGCAAGTAAAATTACCACTGGAACATTTAGTGGTGCTTTTCTTGCGTCAAATAGTGTAACTGCTACTCAATTAGCTGATTATGGAATTGCACAAGTTTCTGAAAGTGCCCCAACACCTGAATTTGCAGGCCAATGGTGGATAAACCCATCTGACCGCTCTGCTTATATTTGGGTTGGTATTGTATCACCAGCGCCAAATGGTTATTGGTTACTGGTAGGTTATGGCTCTCCGACACAATTAAATTTACGTTTTGGCGGAACATATAATGCCACTACTAATTTAGTAGTGTCTTTAAACAAATTTGGTACTGAGGCTGGTTTAACGGTTGGGCAAGCATTATCAGCACCAAATCCGCAAAATAATGGTGTTTATTTAGTTGTTACTACTGCCGGCAATGGTACGTCACCGGCTCCTGTAACCGCATTAGCAAATGGTGATTGGGTATTATCACAAGGCACTGGTGCAACTTTTACCAAGATTGGGGTGGTGTCAGGCGCAGCCGGTACATTTAGTGATCACCAAATTTTATGTGATGGCACATTTTTCAACCCTGATATGACTGGTGTGGCAGATGTTCGGGCAGCATTAAATTTATTATGGGGTAGGGCACAGATTGCAACTACTGCTCAATTAGGTGTGGTACGTGAATCCACTGAGGTATTAGTTGATAACAGTACCGGTGGAATGAGTATAGGAGTTGTTGACGATGGTAGTTACTAATGCCACATCGTAAAGAAAGTTTTAATTATAGTGCTGAATATATACCTATTGGAGGAGTGCCGGGCGATATATTAGTAAAAATCCAAAGTGCTAATTACTATACCGCTTGGCGTGATTTAACTTATGTTTTTGAATATTACGATGTGGTTTTAGATGATGGGGAGTATTAGACTAGTATGGTAATCCCATCCAATAGGAGTTAAGGGAATGGCTTCAACACAAAAACACCTACGCAGTAGCACTGCTCATAAGCGTCCTACTACTGCTATTGCAGAAGGCCAAATTGCACTTGCAACAAATATTGCAAGCCCTGGGTTATTTTTTAAAGATTCGACAGGTGCAACGATCATAAAAATTGGTCCTGTACATGTTGGCGCCACAGCACCAAACGTTGCACCAGCAGGTAGTGCAGGTAATAGCATAGGTGAAATCTGGCTTGATACATCTTTAACTCCAGTAGGAGTTAAAGTTTATAATGGTAGTTCATTTGTAAATGCAACTCCTATTGGCAGCACTACCGTCCAAGGATTATTGGAATTAGCAACAAATGCTGAAACCCAAGCTGGTGCAGATTCAGCTCGTGCTATTACATCAGCAGGATTACAAAGTAAATTAAGCGATAGCATCAGCACTACCAGTTCAACTACAATTGCTAGTGCGACAGCAGTTAAAAGTGCTTATGATTTAGCCAATGCCGCATTACCCAAAACTGGTGGTACAATTACTGGTAATTTAGAAATTGGTACAACGGGTAGTTTAAGTTTTGAAGGTGCTACTGCCGATGCGTTTGAAACTACTATTGCAGTAGTAGATCCAACCGCCGATCGTACTATTACGCTACCAGATACAACCGGCACGATTGTTACGACTGGCGATACTGGTACTATTACTAGCACGATGTTGTTAAATGGTACAATACTGAATGCCGATATTAATGCTAGTGCTGGTATTGTGGATACTAAATTAGCAACTATAAGTACTGCTGGAAAAGTTAGTAATAGTGCTACCACTGCAACTAATGCAAATACTGCATCGGCAATTGTGGCAAGAGACGCAAGTGGTAATTTTAGTGCTGGCACTATTACGGCAACACTTAATGGTAATGCGTCAACTGTTACAACTAATGCAAATTTAACCGGTGATGTAACATCTACTGGTAATGCTACAAGTATTGCTCCAGGCGTAATTGTTGATGCTGATGTAAACGCTAGTGCTGCAATTGCTGGCACTAAGATCAATCCAAACTTTGGTAGCCAAAACATTACTACGACTGGCACTAACACAGCCGCCAGTTTTATACCCACCAGTAGCACAGTTCCTACAAATGGAGTTTATCGTCCTGCAGCTAATAGCATAGCCATCAGCACTAATGGTACCGGGCGACTGACGATTGATAGCAGCGGCGATATCAACATCGATAGTGGCACTGTTTACGTTGATGCTGTCAATAACCGACTAGGGATTGGCACTACGAGCCCTACCGGTAAACTTCATGCTTTTGTTGATGCTGACGGCGATTTCGCCTTTTCCGGCAGTTCTCCTCTGTCCCCAGGTGCCCAGAGTGGTTTTATCGGGTTAATACCAGATGGAACCAATGGCAATGCTTTTCGCTGGGGGGGATCAGGCACAAATAGAAGTGTTCTGCGTTTTTTAAGTGTAAACGATATCGAACGCGCCCGATTTGACAGCTCCGGCAGGTTCTTAATTGGTGCACAGATTGCGCGTGCTAATTTTAATAACAGCAACTCCAGTGCTTTTATACAACTTGAAGGAGACGTCAACAGCGAATCTGGAATTGCAATTATTCAAAACCGGAACACCAACACACTTGGATCTCGTTTAATTCTTGCTAAGAATAATTCCAACACTATCAGTACTAATGTTCTAGTTGCAAACGAAGACAGAATAGGCGCTGTTTCTTTTCAAGGCAACGACGGTACTGAGTTTGTTGAAGCTGCTTTAATTTCCGTTGATATAGACGGCACCCCTGGCGCTAATGACATGCCAGGCCGCCTAATGTTCTCCACTACTGCGGATGGGGCGCCTTCTCCGACGGAGCGGATGAGGATTGATAGTGCTGGCATAATTCAGATGGGAGATCCCGCTAATTATCCACAAACTACCGGATATGGCAGTGCATTTGCAGTATTGGGAACTCCTGGAGCGACAGCAAGAACAGCACTATTTCAGAGAGCCCAAACCACAAGCTCCGTTAGCGTGCAGGGTTACTACAATCCAAACGGGCTGGTTGGCACTATAAGCCTTAGCGGCTCTGCCACTTCTTATAACACTTCCTCCGACTACCGCCTCAAGGAAAACGTTACCTCAGTCACTGACGGCATCACCCGCCTGCAGCAACTGAAGCCCAGTCGCTTCAACTTCATCGCGGATCCCACCAAAACGGTTGATGGCTTCCTAGCGCACGAGGTGCAGGACATTGTTCCCGAAGCGATCACTGGCGAGAAAGATGCAGTGGACGAGAACGGTGATCCTGTCTACCAAGGCATCGACCAGAGTAAAATGGTACCACTTGTCGTTGCCGCCTTACAGGAATGCCTCAAGAAAGTCGAAGCATTAGAAGCGGAGGTAGCAAGTCTCAAGGCTTGAAGTCCCTTTCTCTTCTATGCACAACTTGATTCCAACCCTGGTGCTACTGCTTATTGCTTTTGCCCTCCCATTTGTATGGGTCGCGGTCGGTCTTCCTTACCGCCGTGGATCTCTCTGGGATCAGTGGTGGTAACCAAGCTCAGTTGACCTTACCAAAAGGTCCGGTATCATGTAATATGATAAGGCAATACCGAGACCCATGGTTCCAATCGCGACTTTTAGGGTGCCCGTGTCGTTTCACTTTAGTTCCGACCAGATCAAAGAAGCGCAAGCAGCATTGAGCACTTATTACCTTGGTGATCCTTAGTGCAATCGCTTAAATCCAGAAACCATGCAATATGAATCTAAGTATCCTGAAAAGGAAACCGAAGAGTTTAAGAAAAGTATGGGCGACATTAAGATGACGCGTACTGTGTTTATCACAGTTGGGCTTGACCACAAAGGTGATTTGTCTGTCCTTTGATCAAACATCATGACTAAAGAACAAATTGAAATGCTTCGTTGGCTTATTAAAGATGAAATTGAATCGTCTGCAATAGATGGCATGGAACATGGTGCGTGGGGTTGGGCAGAAAAACAACTTGATGAAGGTTGGGAAAAGTTTAAAAAATCTTTTGAAAGTCAGTAGTCTTTGACATACTAGAACCGACCGAGTAGTGTAAACCACTAATTCCTTTGTTATACTATTAACGAGTACTCACAACTTATGACCACCACCTTCACTTGGAACATTGCCCAACTGGAACGTGAAACCAGTGACGGTTATGTATTTACTGCTCATTACACTATTGATGCTAATGATGGCACCTATAATGCTGGGGCATACGGCAGTATTGGCTTAGAGCGTCCTGAAACGGATTTAATTCCTTTCGCTGATCTAACAAAAGATTTAGTTATTAACTGGGTAAAAGAAAAACTTGGTAATGCTACTGAAATTGAAGCCTCACTACAATCACAACTTGATGAACAACATGCACCTTCCAAAGCACTAGGGATGCCATGGGTCTAGAATAAAAGCATGATTGAAATCCTTGCTGCTACTGTTGGTGCCAGCATCGGCGTAGCGGCGATGGGAATATTTGGCATAAATCGTAGAAATGAAGAAACTGCAGCCGCAATTATCCGTTTAACTAGCGCCGTAGAACATATTGCTGGCAGTCTTGAAACATTACATGAAGATATAAAAGCAGACCGCCGTGAAACTTTTGATCGTCTTAATAAAGTAGAAAATCGCGTTAGCAAACTAGAGGTGCGCTAATGCCTCCTTGGCTAGTACGATCCATCGTTGGTACTTCTATTGCCATCATGGTTTTAATTACCGCACAATGGGCAGCTTGTAGATTTTATGTATGGCCAATGGCATGGCCATGGTATACGAAATATGTTGGCACACCAGATGGTAGGCCAATTGAACCACAACCAACCTGTAACGATAGCGATAGTCGCGCAATTGCCAGTATGATGGGAGTGCTCACGACATTAATTTCATTAAGCCGTAAGGCCGATTAATTATGAGCAACTTTCTAGCAGCAGCAAAAGCTACGTCTAAACCACCTTTACCGCATCAACAAGCGGCATGGAATTATGCATGGGATTTATTATCTACTGAAGAAAAAGCAACATTTTTTGATAAATTTCGTGCTGACCCTCCTGTAAAAATTACATCACAATGGCAACCAGCAGCTAATTTAATACGTGAATTTGAAGGATTAGAACTTACGGCATATCCAGATCCTGCTACTGGTGGTGAACCATGGACTATCGGTTATGGCTTTACATTTTGGCTTGATGGTTCAAAAGTAAAACCTGGCGATACTATTACCAAAAATTCAGCTGATGAAATGTTAGAAAATTTAATTGAAACTAAAGTTATACCAACGTTAGCAAATACTATACCAGGATGGAAAACATTATCAATAAGTCGCCAAAATGCATTAATTAGTTTTAGCTGGAATGTTGGATGGCATTTTTATGGTACTACAGGATTTGAAACTATTAGTAAATGCTTACATGAATTAAATTATGATGCAGTACCAGATGCAATGATGTTATATATAAATCCTGGTAGTAATGTAGAAGCTGGTCTACGTCGTCGTCGTCAGGCAGAAGCTAAACTTTGGGGTATATCTAAAAAAACTACATCAGTATTACTAAAAGTACCATATGAATCACAAAATGATAATATATCTGGTACTGGTTATCGGGAATGTTTTAGTAGTAGTTGTGCGATGATTGCTAAATATTATGGCAAGATAAAAAATGATGATGAATATAATGAAATTCGTAGTAAATATGGTGATACTACAGATTCACAAGCGCAATTACAAGCATTACGCAGTTTAGGATTACAAGCACAATTTAAAACAAATTGTGCGCCAGGTTTATTAGAAGTTGAATTACGTGCTGGTAGACCTATTGCTGTAGGATGGTTACATCAAGGGCCATATAATGTACCAATAGGTGGCGGCCATTGGAGCGTTGTTATTGGATTTACTGAAGACGGATATTGGATTTTTAATGATCCAAATGGTGAAGCTGATTTAGTTAATGGTGGTTATGTTAGTAATAAAGGTGGCGCTAACGTGAAATATAGTAAATTGAGATTTAATCGTCGTTGGGAAGCTGATGGCGCCGGCACTGGAT